GTAATAACGTAGCAGTAGGTAAACAAGCTGGAAGAGAGGTAAGCACTGGTGGTAATCTTTTGATGCTTGGTACAAGTTCTGGTAACTCAGGTTCACCTGGAGGTGCTTTAACATCTGGTAATAACGAAGTTACTCTAGGTAATGGTGATCACTCAAAAATAAACGTACAAGTTTCTATAACTGTTGCGTCTGATGAAAGAGATAAAACAGACTTCCAACCTTTATCTGCTGGATTAGATTTTGTAAACCAACTAACACCCTATACTTACTATTGGGATAAAAGACATAAGTATATAGATTGGGATGCAAACCCTGACGCAGATTTAAATAGTGTTACGCATGATGGTACGCACAAAGAAGATTGGATGGATATAGGTTTTAAAGCACAAGATGTAGTAGCTTTAGAAAAATCAATAAATCATAATCTATCTGATAAAACTAATTTAGTAACTAGCCTATCGCATGATGGAAAACAATATGCTCTGCAATACGAAAAGTTTGTACCGATATTAGTTAAAGCAGTACAAGAACTTTCTGCTAAAGTTGAAGAATTAGAAAAACAATAAAAGGAGAATAATATGGCACAAACAGTAACACAATGTCTAACAGCAGCAGAGGATAGTGCTACAGTTATAAATGACGTTAATACTAATGGCAAAAGGTCAACATATATTGGTGGTACAGCAGATAAAGACACAGAAATGTCACAAACTGATATAAACGCATTAATACAACGTAATGTAGATCACTTAGAAACTATTTTGACTTATGATGGTAACAACGGAACACCTAACATAGTGGGTTCATCTTCAAGTAAAAAGACTACTTGTAGTGATGCTGTTACTACAGGTAAAGCATACATATCAGCTAATTCATAAAAGGAGAAAATAAATGTTATATCTTAATATTTTTGCTTGGGTTACAGCCATAATAGCAATAGCTTCATTAGTTGCTGCTATCACACCCACCCCAAAAGGGGATAAATTTTTGGCTAAGCTATATAAAGTCATAGACTTTTTAGCTCTTAACATTGGTAAAGCCAAGGATAGATCATGAGTTGGTGGAGTAAAGTAGTTGGTTTTTGGACTAATACTGAGGAAGTAAAAGTTCGTGCCAGAGACGAAGACGGTAAATTTGTAGGTGATGATAAGTCTACTCCAAATGTTAATGAAGCTTATACAACTAAACGGGTAAAGAAAAAGTCTAAGAAGTAATGGCTACTGCTAAAGAAGCGTTACTCAAAGTAGAGGCACATGAAAGAGAATGTGCAATTCGTTATGAGAATATAGAAAAACGATTGGACGAAGGCTCTGCTAAATTTAGAAGATTAGAGTATATTATGTGGGGCCTTTATGGTTTGACTGCTGCTTCTTTAGGTATAGATAAATTGATATAAATGCGAAATGGCACTAGAAAAATTTATACTTCGACCAGGAATCAATCGAGAAGGAACCGACTATTCTAATGACGGAGGATGGTTTGACGCTAATCTTGTAAGATTTCGTAAAGGACTACCAGAAAAAATTGGAGGCTGGGCTAAAGCCACAACCAATACTTTTTTAGGAACTGCCAGGGCTTTACACGCTTGGGTAGATTTAGCTTTCACTAAATTTTTAGGAGTCGGGACTACTTTTAAATACTACATAAGAGAGGGACAAAACTTTTATGACATCACACCATTAAGAGTTACCACTGCTGCGGGCGATGTAACATTTGCTAAAGTAGGAAATGGGGACGCTACAATTACTGTAACTGACACAGACCATGGAGCAGTACAAAATGATTTTGTTACTTTTAGCGGTGCCTCTAGTTTAGGTGGCAATATAACTGCTGCAGTTTTAAATCAAGAGTATCAAATTGCAACAGTAGTAAATGCTAACTCTTTTACAATAGAAGCAAAAGACACATCGGGAGCTACTGTTACAGCAAACTCTAGCGACAGTGGTAATGGTGGTAGTTCTGTGGTTGGAGCGTACCAAATAAACGTAGGTTTAGATGTCTATGTACAATCTACTGGTTGGGGAGCAGGACTTTGGGGAGCAGGAACTTGGGGTGCTGCCACAGCAATCACGCAAAGCAATCAGTTAAGATTATGGTCACACGATAATTTTGGAGAGGATTTATTAATAAACCCTAGAGCAGGAGGCATATTTTATTACGACACCAGTGCTGGAACTTTAGGCACTACTAGAGCTACAGCATTAAGTAATTTAGCAGGAGCAAACTTAGCACCTACAGTAGCATTACAAGTTTTAGTTAGTGACATAGACAGACACGTTATTTGTTTTGGAGCTGATCCAATATCAGGTAGCTCGCGCACAGGCACGTTAGACCCAATGTTAATAGCTTTTAGTGACCAAGAAAATGTAGCAGAATGGGAACCGTTACCTACAAACACAGCAGGATCTCTTAGATTATCTGCAGGATCATCGATTGTAGGAGCTATTAGAGCAAGACAAGAAACTTTAGTTTGGACAGATACCGCTCTTTATTCTATGACTTTTGTAGGTCAGCCTTTTACTTTTGGCGTTAACTTAGTTAATGAAGGCGTTGGTTTGATTTCTCCCAACGCAGCTATAAACTCGCCTAAAGGTATTTTTTGGATGGATAAAAAAGGTTTTTATAACTATAACGGACAAGTGCAAGATGTTCCTTGTAGTGTACAAAACTATGTCTTTAGCGACTTTAATGAAGAACAGTCTTTCCAAACGTTTGGATTTTTAAATAAAGAGTTTGATGAAGTAGGATGGTTTTACTGCTCTGGTAGCACAACTACTATAGATAGATACATTATCTACAACTATGAAGAAGGAGTCTGGAGCATAGGACAACTTAATAGAAGCGCATGGATAGATGAAGGCATATTTAATAATCCAATGGCTACTTCATCAGGATATTTGTACAACCACGAAACAGGTAACGATGATGATGGTTCTCCAATGGACAATGTGTTTATAGAGTCTAGTGACTTTGCGTTAGGTAACGGAGATCAATTTCAATCAATAAACAGGATTATACCTGACGTGAAATTTACAGGAGACGGAGGCACAGGGCAGACAATAAATTTTGTTTTAAAACAAAGAGATTTTCCAGGAGACAGTCTTGTTACTGAAACTACAAACACTTGCACATCTTCTACAACTAAAATAGATACAAGACTTAGAGCAAGACAGGCCGTGCTTAGAATAGAATCAGACGATGATAATTCTGTAGAAGTTAGACTAGGAGTGGGGTTTAGGATAGGTGCTACACGCATGGATCTAAAACCAAATGGCAGAAGATAATGGCTAAACTGTTAGAAACAAAATTACCAATAGCCATAGGCGATATATCTCCTGAAACTTTTAACAGGCTTGTAAGAGTTCTAGAACTGTCTTTAAATAAAGTAGACATTGACTCTACTTTGTCTGTAAATGAAACTCAGCGTAACGAAAATAAGTTTCAACAAGGCGATATTATATGGAACTTAACTGCACAAGAACTACAACTATGGAATGGTAAAGAATGGATAGCTTTATACGAGCGAAGAGAATTTGGCGTAGAGGCTGTAACTTCCTTGGGCAAAGTTACGGTATCTACGAACGGAGCAACTTCAATACAAATATAATGGACAGAGAACAATTATTAAAAGAACTTATGTTAGACGAAGGTGTTATTCATGAGATTTATAGAGACCATCTTGGATATCCTACTTTTGGTGTAGGTCATTTAATAACAGAAAAAGACAAAGAGTGGGGACTCAAGATGGGCACACCTATATCAGAAGAAAGAGTTAGAGAATGTTTAGAGCAAGACGTAGATATAGTCTGTTCAGAGTTAGACAAGAATATGAAATGGTGGCGAGATCTAAGTGATGCAAGACAACGTGTAATGGCTAACATGTGTTTTAACTTAGGCTACCCTAGACTTAGTAAATTTAAAAACTACCTTGCAGCTGTGCAAGAAGAAGATTGGGAAAAAGCAGCTGATGAAATGATGGATAGTAAGTGGGCTAGACAAGTTGGAGATCGAGCAGTAAGACTACAAACGATGATGTTAAATGGCTAAAAGAACTAAAAAGAAAAAGAAAAATGTGTCAAACTATAAGAAAAGATTAAGGAGACCATAATGAGTCTATACGAAAATATACATAAGAAAAGAAAGTCAGGACGAAAAATGAGAAAGAAAGGTGCCAAAGGTGCACCAAGTGCTCAAGATTTTGCCAACGCAGCAAAGACAGCCAGAAAGATGCAAGCTGGCGGTGTGTTTATGCCAGGCATGACAACGGTACAAAGTAAAGGTTGCGGTGCAATACCAAAGAATCGCAAGAAAAAAACTAAATTATCATAGGAGAAAACAATGGCAAAAAGATTGTCTCGTAAACAAAAAAAGATAGCTCAAGTAGCTAAGCCCCGTAACAAGATTACAGGAGCAGATTTTAAAAAACTAAGAAGAGGGAAGAAAAAATAATGGCTACAAGAACTGCAAAAAAGAAATCAGCTAGAAAAACTAAAAAGAAAAGTGGAGCTAGGCCTACTAACCCTGCTTTATATGCAAGAGTAAAAGCTGAGGCTAAAAAGAAATTTAAGGTCTATCCTTCTGCGTACGCCAATGGCTGGTTAGTGCGTACATATAAGAAGCGTGGAGGTAAATACGCATAATGCCTAAGAAAAAACGCGACCCTAAAAAAGGCACAGGTAAAAAGCCTAAGGGTAGTGGAAGAAGGTTATATACTGATGAAAACCCAAAAGACACAGTTTCTATTAAATTTGCAACTCCTGCAGATGCAAGAGCCACAGTTGCGAAAGTTAAAAAAGTTAAAAAACCTTTTGCAAGAAAAATACAGATACTTACTGTTGGGGAACAAAGAGCTAAAGTTATGGGTAAAACACAAGTAGCAAGTATATTTAAAAAAGGTAAAGAATCTATTAGGAAAGCGAGGAAGAAAAATGGCTAAGCCTAAAGGCGGACTAACCGAGTGGTTTGGAAAAGGACCTAAAGGAGATTGGGTAGACATTGGTGCGCCCAAGAAAAAAGGTAAGTTTCAAGCCTGCGGTAGAAAGTCTGCTAAAAGCAGTAAGCGTAAGTACCCTAAATGTGTACCAAGATCGAAAGCTAGAAGTATGACAGCAGCGCAAAGAAAAAGCGCAGTAAAAAGAAAAAGAGCAGCAGGTAATCCAGGAGGTAAACCTACTAATGTTCGTACTATAGTAAAAAAGAAAAAGCCTGTAGCCAGAAAAAGAACAGCAACTAGGAGAAGAAGACGTGGCACGAAAAAGAGCTAAAGCAATACCTAAAACCACGGGTAAGGGCGGCAACTATCGCCCTACCAAGAAAGGTGCGGGTATGACTAAAAAAGGCGTACGTGCTTACAGGAAAGCTAATCCTGGTTCTAAGCTGAAAACAGCTGTAACAGGCAAAGTTAAGAAAGGTAGCAAAGCAGCTAAAAGACGTAAATCTTATTGCGCAAGATCATTAGGTCAATTAAAGAGAAGCTCTGCTAAAACTAGAAATAATCCTAATTCAAGAATTAGGCAAGCGCGCAGAAGGTGGAAGTGTTAATGAAACTAGGTATATTAAAAAATCTTGTAGGAACAGTAGCACCAACCATAGGCACAGCATTAGGTGGTCCTATGGGTGGCATGGCTGCAAACATGATTTCAGAAGTATTAGGATGTGATCCTGAGCCAAAGAAGATACAAAAGGCTATGGAAACAGCTAGTCCTGAACAACTGGCACAATTGAAGAAAGTAGAAGCTGACTTTGAAGTGCAGATGAAGAAACTAGACATAGACTTGTTTGCATTGGAGACTGCAGATGTACAAGATGCAAGAAATCGGTTTAGCAAAGATTGGACAGCTAGAGTAATAGGTATAGCTGTAGTAGGTGGGTTTATGGGCTACATATTCTTAGTGACCATCCAGCCCCCAGAACAAAACTCAGAAGCTTTGATAAATCTTGTATTAGGCTACCTCGGTGGTTTAGCGAGTGCTATTATATCTTTTTATTTTGGAGCTTCTAACAAGCAAGACAACGAATAGAAAAAACGATAATATAGATGACATTATGGCAGTAGACTTTAGTTTTTTAGACGATCTTTTTACAGACGAAGATACGACTGATTACAGTTATATGTTTGATGATGTGACAGATCTCACTCCAAACATGCCTAATACAGGTATAGGTTCTTTTGACTTTTCTAATTTGTTTGGTGACGATGATGATTTTAGCTATTTGTTTGATGATGAATATGATCTAACACCCAGTTTTACGCCTGGCGTAGATTTTAGCGATGTTTATGCAGATTTATTTGATGAACCAGCGGACTATGAAGATACCGTAAGAGATCTTTACCCTGATTTGTTCGTGCCCTCAACAGAAGAGCTAATAGCAAATGCCGAACAACCTGGGATTTTGGATATTATTGCAGGT